TGCTGTAGTTAACGAATTATCAACACTTGCAACCGATGCAGGGGCTAAAGCGTTTAAAAAGTTAATTTCTGACAGGGTAAGTTATGACCCTGAAACAGATAAATACACATTTACAGACGAAGACGGCGGTGCTACTTCGTTAGACTTGGCAGGGTTTAAAGCTGATATTTTAAAATCAGACACTTATGCCGCAATGCTAAAAGCTACTGTATCAAGCGGTGGCCATGGCAAGAATGTTTTAAATGGTGGCGGTGCTGCTAAAACGATTACACGCGCACAATTTGACGCGATGAATCCAAACCAAAGAGCCGAACATTTTAAAAATGGCGGCACAATCACTAGCTAAGAGGTTTTATTATTATGTCTAACACATTAACAGGCTTAATCCCAGATTTATACGCGGCTTTAGATGTTGTTTCTCGTGAGTTAATCGGCTTTATTCCAGCTGTTACAACTGATGCACAAGTCAATCGTGCATCTGTTGGTCAAAACGTAACTGTTGCTGTTGCACCATCTAGCAATAGCTTGGTAGATACTACACCTGCTATGTCCGTACCAAGCGCAGCCGACCAAACTATTGGTAAGGTTAGCGTACAGATTACAAAATCTAAAGCTGTGCCATTTTCTTGGGAGGGTAACGAGCAAGTTGGTTTAAATAGTGGTGCAGGTTATTTAACCATCCGTGCTAATCAAATCGCTCAAGCTATGCGTACCCTTGCCAATGCTGTTGAAGTTGATTTAGCTGCTTTATACGCAACCACTAGCCGTGCCGCAGGTACTGTAGGCACTGTGCCATTTATCACTAACACAGCAGCATTAAGCGCAGCACGTAAAATCTTAGTTGACAATGGCGCACCAACATCCGATTTACAATTAGTTATTGATACAAACGCAGGTGCAAACTTGCATACTTTGTACAATATCAACTCTTCACGTGATTCCGCCGCTCAATCCCTTGCACAGCAAGGCATATTGGCAATGCCTAGCGGCGTGTCGATTCGTGAATCTGCACAGATTTACAACCCGACAAGCGGCACAATGGCAAGCGCAACATCAACAAGTGCAGCGTTCACCGTTGGCCAAACTGTTATCCCATTGGCTACAGCAGGTACAGGCACAGTTAGCGCAGGTGATGTGATTACGTTTGCTAATGATACTAACCAGTATGTTGTTGCCTCTGCTACTTTTGCAGGTGCAAACCCTGCAAGCGGTGACACAATCACTTTAGCAGCACCAGGCTTGCGTAAAGCTCAAGGTGCTGCAACTCGTGCTATTACCGTGTTGGCTACTTCGCCTCGCAACATGGCGTTTAGCCGTAGCGCGATTGTGTTAGCTACTCGTATGCCTGAGCGTCCGCAAGAGGGCGATATGGCTATCGATGTGATGACCATTCAAGACCCTCGCAGTGGTTTGGCGTTTGAGGTTGCAATGTATCCAGGCTACCGCAAAGTCCGTTATGAGATTGCGTTAGCATGGGGTGTTAAAAACATCAAGCCTGAGCATACCGCAACATTGCTTGGTTAATCTGATAAAGGGGCTTAACCGCCCCTTTTTACTTTGTGATTGTTTTGGATTGATATAAAACATGACAGTAACAATAGGCTATACAACAGACGATGATTTTATTGCATTTGCTTTAGCGCGTGGCGTAACTGTTACCGCACCTAATGCCGCCATTGCATTGACTAAAGCAATGGATTACATGGAAACCAAGCAATACAAAGGGTATAAAACCGAAGAAGATCAAGATAATTCTTGGCCGCGTCAGTATGTGTATGTTGATAACGTTTTGTTAGATAGTGCAATTGTGCCAAGCGGTATTGTAAAGGCGCAACACGTTATTGCTTTATCAATTAATAATGGTTATGACCCATTAGCTACAATTGACCGAGCAATTAAGCGCGAAAAAGTTGATGTTTTAGAAGTTGAGTACCAACAGAACGCCTCGCCAACTGCTATTTTACGATCAATTAACGCGGCCTTATCTAAATACGTGGCAAGTGCTACAGGTGTTATGAGGTCATTGTAATGGCTATCAATTACGCTAGATTGGCCGAAACATCAGAGCGATTAATTAGAGAAAATGGCCGAGATGCTTTGTTAATTACAGAGACAAACACAGGCACAGATTATCAGCCGACTATTAGCCAAACGAGCGAAACAATCAAACTTGTGCAAAGCTCATTCACAAGCAACGATAATAATGATTTTGTACTACAAGCGCATGATGTTAAGTTTTTAGTGTCAAGTGCTTTTATTGTTTCGGCTAATCAGCGAATTGAGACAAACGGACAGCAATATAGTATTGTTGCTGTTAAAGAAATTAAACCAAGCGACACAAGCATTTTATACATTGTGCAAGGGCGATTATAATGTCGTTTAATGATGATATTAAAAAACTGGCGCGTAAATTGGCTATTACCGAAGCTAAAGCCGTAGCCGCGTTTTGTATTAACATTAGCAGACGTGTTGACAATATGAGTCCAGTTGATACAGGTTTATTTCGCGCGAATTGGCAAGCATCACTTGACCAGCCTTACACTGGAGCGGTAAAAACAGCTAACAGAATCGGAAGTATTGACCATGTTATACCTTTTGCTAATTCAGCCAATGGCCATGTGTTTTACTTAACTAATAAATTGCCTTATGCTCAAGCGTTAGAATATGGCCACAGTCAACAAGCACCGAGCGGCATGGTGCGAGTTAGCGCAAGAATGGCATTGCAAGAGTTAGAAAATGCGGTCAGGAGTGTACAATGAGTCAAGCGCAAATTGAGTTAGCACTCTTTGATAAATTAGAGACAATCAAAGCATCATTGCCTACAATTTACTATCCAAACAGCCTAAACAATAGCAAACCGAATCCACCAACAGGCGAGCATATTCGCGTTAGTATTTTGAATGCAGGAACAAACGCACTAGGCATTGCAACAACAGACCAAACGTTAGGTATTATGCAATGCTTAGTTTTGGTTAAAGATGGCACAGGCACAGTTAGAGCCGCACAGATTGCTGATTTAATTTTGAGCGCATTTGCACGAAATACGTTATTATCTAACAATGTTAGAATAGACAAGACAGGCAGTGTAGGCGTTGGTTTTACTCAAGACGGATGGTATATGTTGCCTGTGTCTATCAATTATCAGCAAATTAAATAGAGGTAACTCAAGATGACAGATTCAATTGTACAAACAAGCGCAGGTACTACTATCGCCATTAGTGCTGCATTACCTGCAACCGATGATGCGGCAGGTTATGCAGCTTTAACATGGGCAGCTATTGGCGAGGTAACAGATTTAGGCGAGTTTGGCCGCGAATATGCAACAGTTACGCATAACCCTGTGGCAAGCCGCCGCACGATTAAACGTAAAGGCTCTTATAATGACGGTACGATGGCTTTACAGTTGGCGTTAGACCGTGATGATGCAGGTCAAATCCTTGTTAAGACGGCTTTAGCGTCTGATGCTAACAAAGCGTTTCGCATCACATACCAAGACGGCTCAAAAGATTACTTTTCGGCTATGGTTATGTCGTTTAAGACTAATGTTGGCAGTGTTGACCAAATTTTGTCGGGTTCTATTAATTTAGAAATCAATACCGACATTATCCCTGTTGCATTACCATAATTGACTAAGCCCCTAGCAATAGGGGCAATTATAAAAAGGTTTTATCATGGATTTATTGCAGTTATTACCCGTTGATTGTGTCGATGTAAAATTAAAGCACCCTGTAACTGGTGTTGAATTAGATGCGACAATTAAAGTTTACGGCAAAGATTCGAGCGTGTTTCAAAACGCAATCAAAGCACGTGCAAAAGCTCAAATTGCACGAAAGTCTAAAGATATTGACTTAGAATCAAACGAAAAAGACAGCATCGAGCTATTGGCTGATTGCACAAAAGACTGGCAAGGTATCAGCGAGGGCGGCAAACAAATCGAATGTACTCGCCAAAACGCTATTGATATTTACACAAAATATAAATGGATTCGTGAGCAAATCGACATAGCCATTGGTGACCGTGCCAATTTTTTTATCAATGCGTAGAGCCGTTAAAGCTCTACGTTAGACAGCAAGCATGGTGGAATAGCTGCCCACAAACTAAAGGCGCGAAAGAGTACAATCGTACAACGCGCCTTAAGTCATTTCAACAAAAGAACCCTAACGAATCCGCACTCATGCCACTTTTAGAATGTGGCCATTATCTTATCGACTTATTACACAATGCAGGGACAGTGACCTATAATGATGGTATAGCAAAACGATTGTCATGGTCAGAATTAAAGGCATGGTGTGACTTAACAGGACTTAGGCTTTGTCCTTTTGAATCTGCTACAATTATGATGTTATCGGCTGCTTATGCTGATATGCTAAACGAAGCGACAGACCCAAATTGTCCTAGTCCTATGTTGCCAAAAATGACACAATCAAAGCGCGAACAAGTAGCAACAGATTTAAAAAGTGCGTTACGCTCAATCGGTAAAAAGAGGTAAAAAATATGGCTGACTTACTAATGATTGGGCTAGGAGTTGACACTAGACGCTTACGCGATGGTGAGCGTGCATTAGGCAGCTTACAAAAAGCAGGGAACAGGGCAGAGAGTGCATTAGGCCGCATGGCTGCTACTTTGGCAAGTGTTTTTGCTGTGCATAAAATAATTGAATATGCCGATGCTTATACATCGCTACAAAATAAATTAAAATTAGTAACATCATCCACTCAAGAATTAGGTTATGCCACTGATGAAGTAGCACAAATTGCGAAAAGAACAGGACAAGCACTAGGCGCAACAGGAGACCTCTATTTTAAAATTAGTCAAAATACCGAAAAACTAGGCGTATCAATGACGGATGTTTCTAGAATCACTGAAACATTTGCAAAAACATTAGCAATATCAGGCGCAAGCACGCAAGGAGCAGAGGCTGCTATTTTACAATTCGGTCAAGCATTGGCAAGCGGTGTAATTCGTGGCGATGAATTTAATAGTGTGGCTGAAAACGCACCTGCCGCCCTAGACGCATTTGCAAGAGCGTTAGAAGTGCCAAAAGGCGAGTTACGAAAACTAGCAGCAGAAGGGATGCTCACAAGTGATATTTTAATATCAGCACTACAAGAGCAATCTCAAGTTGTTGATGATTTATACGCAAAAACAAATACAACAATCGGGCAAGCATCAACAAAACTTAAAAACTCTATGATTTTATTTGTTGGTCAACTGGATACAGCAGTTGGTGCAAGCAAATCATTAGTTAGCTCATTAGAGGGTATTAGTAATTGGTTAGACAGTGGGCAACCACTAGAAACAGCAGCTTATCAATTTAAATTGTGGAGTTATGCTTTTGATGATTTATCAAGTGCGACCGTTGAGTTTTTGGGATATTTAGGCGTACTTAAAAAAGATGGTGGTGATACCGCCTCGTTTTTAGCTGACGCTTTTACAAATCTGCCAGTCAACATTGCAACATCATTCAAAATTGCACAAGTCGAAGTTAAGTCATTTTTTGATTATGTCAAAGAAGGATTGATTATTAGTGCCGAGCGTTGGAATGAGCTAGACAAACAGCGCAAGGATTCTATAGCTGCTATTTTAGCCGAGCGTGATGCGCGTTTAGGTGCAGGAAACACGGCAGTCAAAGCGATTCAAGACGAGCGAAAAGCAAGGGATGAGTTAAGAAAACAGAAAGAGCTTGATGCTTTGCTTGATGATTGGATAAACGAAAGTACAATAAAATCAACAAAAGAGCTTTTTGAAGAAAGAAAAAAACAGCTTCAAGCCGAAAAAGAAGCAGAAAAAAACAAAAAACAACAATCTAAAGATGCTGACCAGTTACAAGAAAAATATAACTCTCTTTTGTTGTCAGCAAAAGAAAGAGTTGAATTATGGGGTAATGAGTCAGAGTTGGCAAAACTTAACTTTGACTTGCAAAATACAGAATTAAGCAAGTTATTGCCAGAACAAAAAGAGTTGTTACGTATTCAATATGCAAAAATTGACGCATTAAAAGCCGAAGAAGAAGCCAAAGCGCAACAGCAAGAAGTTGATAATTTTATGGCACAACAAGCGCAAGAGTTAGACGCGCTACGCCAAAGTTTTGCGACAAAAAATGATATTGTCAATCAAGCCTATTTACAACGCGAGGCAATTATACAGCGAGGCATTGCTAGAGGTGCTATTTTAGAAAATGAGGCTGCAATACTTCGTAAACAAAACGAACAACAGGCAGCCGATGAGCGCGTGGCCATTGCTAAAGAAGAAGCCGATAGAAAGAGACAAATTGAACTAGACAGACTCAGTGCAATGAGTCAATTATTCGGTAATCTTGCTACGTTAATGCAGACAGAAAACAGAAAGCTATTTGAAATTGGCAAAGCTGCTGCAATCGCTCAAGCCATTGTTAATACTGCTACAGCTATTACAAACGCTTTAGCCGTACAGCCATTCCCACTTGGTTTTGCACTAGCTGCTACCGCAGGCGTAGCAGGTGCGGTGCAGATTGCCACTATTCAAAATCAAAAGTTTAGCGGTGCAAGGGCAATGGGTGGCGATGTACAAGCAGGTAATAGCTACTTAGTGGGTGAGCGTGGAGCGGAAATTATCACAATGGGTGGCAATGGCCATGTTACACCTAACCACAAATTAGGCGGTGACACTAAGGTCACAATCGTTAACCAAACCACAGGTAAAATTGATAAAGTAGAAGAGCGTAGAATGCCTGATGGTGAGTTAATTTTAACTATACTTGAGACAGTGGCAGCGCAAACACTAGACCCTAACAGCAAGATTAGCCGAAACCAAGCAGCCGCGTTTGGCTTACAACGGAGACGTTAAACCATGCCTACCCCAGTTTTACCGCGTGATTTATACCCTGTTACTTCGCCTAGTGGTTACAGCTACGCAAGCGCACAAGGCGTACACATGACACAAGTCGAGGGTGGCTTTAATCGCTATGCTATGGATTTTGACAGGGGTACAAGGATTTACAATGTAGCTTTAGCGTGTACGGCTAGCCATTTGCTAGTTTGGGAGTTATTTTATTTACACATTATTAAAAAAGGCGCGTTAGCGTTTGAGATGCCACTAGATAGCGGTACAGGCTTAGAACAGCATTTAGTGAATATCATTCCAAACTCTGTAAACACAACCGAAACGGACGGTAATAACTTCGTAGTGACTTTTCAAGTCGAGGCAGAGTCTAAAATATATGATTTTACTGATGAAGGAGCAGAGGCTATATTGTCGATATGGGAAACTAGCGGAGACGTGAGCGAGTTTTTAGACCGTTTAGCATTATTTACACTTGAAGAAACATTGGTGTTAGTATGAGTTTAGACGTAGAAGCAAGACTAAGAGAGTTTTTAGCAAGCGCACCACAAACAATCTATATGATTGAAGTGATAAGCATAGCGCACTCTGATTTAACACAGACTTATCATTTGTGGCGTGAGCCTAGCAATGGCGGCGTAGTAGATGAAGACGATAATGTGTTAAGTGTGCGCTCAACCAACTTTACTGTAGCATTGGCAGGTACTCCCGACAACCTAGACCAAAAGTTTACGATTAATATCGACACGACAGACCCCGATAATCTACTAAGAAAAGAGTTAGATAGAATCCCTTTAGATACTACAGAAAAAATACTTTTAACATATCGCGCCTATTTGTCCGATGACTTAACAGAGCCTCAAGCGGTGCAAGTGCTGCAAGTCGAATCCATTGCATATAATCGCGGAACAGCAACAATCTCAGCCATTGCACCCAAGCTTAATGTTAATCGTACAGGTGAGCTTTATACGTTTAGTAGATTCCCAATGTTGCGTGGCTTTTTATGATTGAGCGATATATAGCAAAGCACTACGAATGGCCGCCATGTTGGCAGTTGGTTGCAGACGTTTACATTAACGAGCTAGGATTATCGCTTGATGATTACACACCAAAAACAGACTCAATGCGCGATGTGGCTAACGCTTTTAGACTAGCATTGCACAATAATAAACATGGATTTACTAAATATGACCAACCAGTCATCTATGACGTTGTGTTGTTAGGTAAAAATAAAAAAGTCACGCATTGCGGATTGTTTTATAATGATGGCGTATTGCACAGCTTAAAAAACATGGTGATATGGCAGCCATTGGCGCAAATTGCCGATGATTATGGGCTTATTGAGTATTATCGTTATGACTGTAAAAATTAGTATTTATGACCATGTTTTTAAAAATGCAGAGCCTGAGATTGTCGAATACTCTAGTGTTGCCGAGTGGATACTAGATAATAAAAAAAGACTTGTTAATTTTGCTGTTTTTAACGGTCAGCCAAGCAATGAGACAGATATTACAAAAAACGTAAACGCGTTAATGAGCAACACGGGTGAGTATGTTGTTTTGATTACGCCTGCCGCGCCTGTTATTGCATTTGCTGCTGTTTATTGGGTTGAGATTGCAACTGTTTTAGTTATAGCTGGAGCAGGATATGCACTTTATCAAATATCTAATTTAAAAACACCAAGCAACTTAAACCGCACGCAACAAAGCCCGAATAACTCACTTGCAGGGCGCACAAATGAAGCACGTGTATTGCAGCGCATAGAAGATATTTACGGCCAAGTACGTGCATATCCAAGCCTTTTGCAGCCTGTTTACTCTAAATACATTGATAATGTGCAGTATGAATACAGCTATATGTGCATTGGTCGCGGGTGGTATGCAGTTAATGATGTAAAAGACGGAGAGACGCTTTTAAGCGAAATTACAGGGACA